AACCGAATTACTTCGGGATGATTTCCCAAGCCAGATTCTTGCAGCAGCGACTTAAAAGCATCAGTACCAAACGCATTAAGAGATGATTTAGCAACTTCTAGATTGGCCTTTAGATTTTCACCACCAAATTCTTTATCTGATTGTGATTCGCTTGCCCAATCTGCTCTTACTTTCTCAACTTCTTGTGCTTGTCTGGCTTGAATGACAGGTGCTACCTTGTCTAATACTTTTTGTGCAGCTTCTTGTGACAGGTCAAGGTCTTTAGCGACTTCACCGAATGCAGTTAAGACTTCGGGGTCGAGTTCATCTGGTGCGTCAGCCACCTTTGCATTGAACTCGT